TATACTGGCTCTCTTTGAGTAACTATAAATACTGGAGAGCGATTATATTTAAAAAATAACATAGGAAGTTGTTTTCCTCCCTCTGCTTGTATTACTAGTTTTTTCCACCACTTTATTAAGTTATTTGTTTTTGGAGCTGTAAATATTTTATCAGATAAAGGAGAGCTTTCATAGTTTTTTACCTCTATACAATATCTATTCTTTGCATGAGGAACATACAAATCTCCTTTTAGATACTCAAGAGCTCCAGAGCTAGGTACTCTCTCGAACTGATGTCCTGTATGTTCTCGTAACATATCTCTTACAAGATACTCACCTCTAGCTCCTTTTGCTCTTGAATCTACCATTCTAACTTACTTACATTTCCTTCTTTTACAACCTCTACTTTTTCTAACAAAGGGTGTGTCCATCCATGAGAAACAACATAGGTGTTTAAATCTTCTTGAAGTAACACTTCAACCATTTTTTCTCTACCACTATCATCGAGTACATTTATCACTTCGTCTAAAAATAAAATATTTATTCTTGACTTTGATATACTACTCATAAGTTTACGAATAGCAATAAGTGTAGCTGTATTTACTCTTGCTAACTCTCCAGAAGATAAAGCAAGAATATCCACAATATTTTCATTGTCAGTAATCTGTACATTTAGTTTATCATTTGAAACAATAAACTCCAAAGTAAATCTACCGTCCGAAAGCTCTGCCAGATAAGTATTTGTTAACGCTTCTAACTCTTTTACTAAATTTTCAATTTTGTACGCAAGAAGTCCGTTTGTACTAAATGCTTTCTTTAGTATTTCAAGATTTGAATCTAATTCTTTTTGTTCTTCTAATACTTTTTTAGCAGTATTTAGTTTTTGTATAAACCCATCAGTTTGAGCTTGAATAATCTCTATTTTAGTATTATTCCTGGTTCTTTTTTCATTTTCTTTTGCAATTTTTTCAAGCTCTTTTTTAGCATTTGTAAGTTTTAGTCCTACTTCGTGTATGCTTTCTTCTAGCTCTACTTTATTTATAAGGTCTTTCTGTAGGTTTGGATCTATATTTCTATACAAATCTTCCCACTCTTTCTGAGTTTTTTGTTTTTTATCAAATAAAGCATTGTTACTTTTAATTCTATGAACTAGCTTTTCGTTAGTCCTTTTTCTTATATCCATAGATGCTATTTTTGCTAGTTCTTGCTCTAATAGATTCTGAATAAACTCTGCATCGACTTCCTGCTCACAAGTAGGACATACATCTCCAAGTTTTTTCAACTTTTCCAATAGAGTATTAGATGCTTTTATTTCAGCATCTAATTGTCCCGCGACTTTTTGATACTCATCGTAGGACTCTTTACTATCAACTTCAATACTATTTATTTCATCAAGATTTATACTAGCCAGCATTTCTCTGTACTGATTATTTCTTAGAATTTTTTTGTTTTTTTCGGAAATATTTTCAAGTTCTATTGAAAGTGAACGGAATATCTTCTCATCTTTATCCGTTTCAATTTCAAAATTTAACAGTTCTAGTACTTCCATACCTTCCAAATTATTTGTTTGTAACCATTTTTCAATGGTATTTATTTCTGAGCCTACTTCAATTAATTTATTTGAAGACAGCCTTGATGCATCTTTGAATATCTCAAATAAATTTACATAATCATCCAGGTGCAACAAATCAATAAGAAACTTTTTCCTATTAGTATCTGTAGCAGTTAGAAATTGTAAACTTGCATTTGTATTTTGATATACAAGTTGGGAGAAGGTCTTGAAATCAATTCCAAGAATATCTTGAATACTTTTATAAGTATTTGTAGCAGTATGGCTAGAAATATCTTCCCCATCTTTTTCTAGTTTTACTTTTATACTGCTTTTTCTATCAACAGTAATCGTATAGTCACTACTATCTTTTTGAAATACTAACTTTATATTATACCCATTGTTTAAGTATCTGTTTGGTATATCTGCTTTCTTTATACCTTTTGAGTTTTTATTATAAAGAACTTCTTCAATAATTAACGGTATGGACGATTTGCCCATACCGTTAGTTCCAATAATCTGTGTTACAGTATTATCAGATAGATTGAGTTCATTTCCCGGGCCGTAACTAAAGCAGTTATCCCAACTGAGCTGTTTGAGCGTAATCATTATACGTTCCTAAAATATTAAGTATTTGTTCGTCCGGTATCTCTAAAATATAGCGAAGATACTCTACTAATTCATCTTCCATTGTCATATCTTTTTCAATGACTAGAGAAGCTTCTGTACTTCTTTTTATCACTTTTTTATCAAGTAATTCAGAGTTTTCAACAGAGGCAAGCTCTTGTATATCTCCTTCTATTTCATAAATAGTATGGTGATATGTAGTAGGTACCATATCTGCAGGATCTGTTACTGTTTTTCTTATTAATTGTGGAAGTGTGAAAGGCCACCAATTCCAACTCCAATCTTTTGGATTAATAAGTAAATATCCTGTTTCTACTTCTTTTCTGTGAAATGAAGTAGTCATTGGGCTTCCTGGATAAACGATGTTTCTTTGAGTATTACTATGAGCATGTAAATCTCCTGCAAATACTACAGGAAAGTCATCAAATCTTTCTAAGTCTACCTCTGGTTTTACATGAGGAGGGATTTCACCTCGAACATGAGTAAACAAAGGCTGCCCAATATCAAAATGCTCAATACTACCTTTTCTGTGAAGGTCAGCATAGGGTAATACTCCAAATCCTAAATCTTCGTCAACATAGGAAATGTCTACGACATTTACAAGAGGATTTATATCTCTTGTAGGTTGTTTTAGTTGAGAGAAAAAGGTACGATTTTTACGAGTTGCTTCATGATTTCCATCAAAGATAAGTGTAGGTTTCTTTACATTTCTTATAAAAGAAAAATATAAAGCTAACTCCTCCATTGTTGGAATACGATCAAACAGGTCGCCTCCTATGATATGCATATCACAGGTAGACGCCTGTTTATGGACTTGATCAAAAAATTCGTTGTATCTTTTTATCGCCCATTCAACTGGGACATTCTTTTGTCCCAGTTTTATATGCCAATCCGCTGTAAATAAAATCATGCAATTTTAAACTCATCTTCTAAAGTTTCGTCAATTTCATCTGAACCATTATCTCGTATACGATCTAGTAGTTCTTTTTGTGCGTCTGGAGTTGGACGAGGCATTACTTCATCCATAGACTTCAAGTCTTCAATAAGTTGTAGTTCATTTTCAGACAAAGCACGAGTCTTACATTTTAGAGCCTGTAATTGGTACTCTACATTGTAAGGAAGAGGGCCTGTTTTGACTCTTTTAAATTGAACATCCCATCCAGTTTCTGGATCTGTAGGATCTCCTAAATCTTCGGCCGCAGTAATAATTTGTTCCCACAACTTTTTCTTGAGGTTTACAACTTTAACTTGACCATTATCAATACATTGAGTTGCATAACTCCAGCCACACTTAAGATCTGGATAATACTCTCTTACCCAATCTCTTTCTTTGTTGTTGAACGCTTCTTTATTACGATCAAAAGATAAACACTCCAAAGGAATGTTTTTGTCATTCTCACCTTTTATCCAGTAAACATACCTAGCAAGAATATCTCCGACAAGTCGGAAGCTGTTATCACCATCCTTATATTGAAAACTAGTGATACTTGATTTTTGTGCAGCACCTTTGTGCTGATTAAATTGAATAGCCATTAGTGAATCTCCTTTCGATTGACTTCTTCGTAGCGAAAATGTATGTGTTCATTATCATCTACTCGAAGTAGCCTGTTTTGGTCTAGTATTTGTAAAGGATTTAATCCCGGCATCAAAACCATATCAAGGGTTGAGTCCTGTGTCGCGATAAAATCTGCTGCTGATCGTAGAGCGCACAAACTTATGTACTGTGCAACTTCACGATGACGGTACTTATGAGAATGGTAGAGAAGAACATCAGGATGTAGCATGAAACTCATCCCAGAAAAGTCTATCTGCGAATATCTATAGATTGGATCATACTTATTTTTCGGCACTTGTTTTTCAACAATCATGCGAAAGATTCGTACTACCTCGACCACACTCCCCTTGGAGTTGTCGTAGATTTTCGGCCAGTCAAATAAGAACATATATTATACTAAAAATTAACCTTCGTGTCAAGAACTATTTTTTTATAGTTGTTTTATCTGGTATCCCTGCTTCATGTAGTGTCCCATCCTAGTGGAAGCCTGTCTTTTTGCAGTATTTCCTTTTAGATGTATATCTACAATCACTGGGTCTCTTTTATTTTCTTCTTTTCGTATTACTCTACCAATTAACTGAGTAAGAAGAGGCTCATTGTTAATTGGTGTGCCGAGTATGAGACAGCTTAGATTGTTGAGTGAGATTCCTTCTGAGAATATAGCTTGAGTACCGAATAGGACTTTCTTTTTGCCCTCTCTTATTTCAGACATGTACTTTTCTCTATCCTCATGTGAAACCTCACCCGTAACACAAATTGCTTCTTCTCCGACCCTTTCGGCGCATGCTTTCA